CGAACTTATTAAGTCTGTACAGACTGAAGGGGTACAAGCAGAGGTAGGATAATGCCATATTTAGGTAAGACACCCTCGCAAGCAACTCGCAAGCGATACTACAAAACAGCCAGCGGTAGTGAAACATCTATCTCTGGCACTATGACTGTTGGTGGTACTCTTACCTTTACTGACGGTGAGTTTGTTGATGTGTCAGTCAACGGTGTAGCACTAGTTGCTGGTACAGACTATAACACAGACACTGCTAACACGATTGCTGGCCTGTCTGCCCTGTCTGCGAACGACCAAGTAGAGATTGTTGTCTACGACACGTTCAGTGTGTTCAGTGGCGATGTAGACAGTAATATGAGTGTGGGCGGTAATCTTAGTGTTACGGGTACAGCGACACTTACAGGTAATGCTGACTTTAACGGTGACTTAGACGTTGACGGCACTACAAATTTAGATGCTGTAGATATTGACGGTAATGTTGACATAGCAACCACGGCAACGCTTACTTGCGGTGCAATCACCTCATCAATTTCTGACCATACAAACCTTACACTTACATCTACAAACGCAGATGCAAATGCTGGTCCTAAAATAGTTTTGAACAGAGACTCTGGTAGTCCCGCTGATGGTGACGCAACAGGAGAAATCATATTCAAAGCAGATGATGATGGGGGTAACTCTACAGAGTTTGCTAAAATTGAAACTTCAATTATAGATGCAAGCGACACAACAGAAGATGGTCGCCTCATAGTAAGAACAATAACTGCTGGCACAGCCACTTCTAGGTTAGATTTTACCAACACAGAAACAGTATTTAACGACAGCAGTATAGACGTAGACTTCCGTGTTGAGTCCAACGGCGATGCCAATATGTTGTTTGTTGATGGCGGCAATGATGCTATCGGCATCGGCACTAGCAGCCCTCTGTCTTCCTCAAAGTTGCATATTTTTGAAGCGGCACGAAATGGCGGGTATGGCATAAACGGTTCTCGTGACAGTTTGATTATTGAAGATAGCCAACACGCTGGCATGTCTATTTGTGGTGGTGCTGGAAATGGCGGCACTGCTTCTATAGCTTTCCCCAACGGCAGTAATAACATCGATGGTTTGATTAACTATGACCTTGATAGTCGTTTTTTATCATTTCATTCTGCTGCTGGAGAACGGTTTAGGCTGGACAGCAGCGGTCATTTAAATTTTGCCTGTACGACAATTAGTCCGGGGTTGGGAAATACTGACACAGGAACTGCAATACGTTCCGATGGTATTATAGCAAATTCTAGTGCATCTGGATATGTGAGCATTAACAAAAATGGTGATGGAACTAGGATTCAATTTAATAATTCTGGCAACACAAGAGGCACGATTACTGTTACGGGTACAACCACTGCTTACAACACATCATCTGACCGTCGCCTAAAGTCTAACATCCAAGATGCCGCATCTGCCTCATCCAAAATTGATGCCATGAAAGTGCGTCAGTTTGATTGGACTGAAGATGGCAAACATCAAGATTACGGAATGATAGCACAAGAACTTCAGTCTATTGAGCCACTCGCTGTCTCAGGCAGTGAAGATAGCACTGATATGATGGGTGTAGATTACAGCAAGCTTGTCCCAATGTTAGTTAAAGAAATCCAAGAATTACGTAGTCGCGTGGCTGCGTTAGAAGCTAGTTAATAGGAGTAAACGATGGCAACAACTATGACATTTGAATACCCACAGTTAGACAGGGTTGCCAAAGATGGCGACAAGGTTGATGTGGTTCAGACAATCCACTGGAGAGTAAACTGCGTCAGTGACAGTGATAAAGATGCTGACGGTAATTACTTAACAGCAACCATGTACGGCACAGTCGCCACTCCTATGGAGGAGGGTGCATCTTTTGTAGCATACAACTCAATCACCAAAGATTGGTGTAAAGAAAAGGTCTTGGCTAGTATGGGTAAGACAGAAGAAGAACTGAAGGCTGTGCTTGACTTAGTTATAGCAGAACAGAAGACACCATCAATTCTTACCGGAACACCATCTAGCTGGTAGTGTAGATGAAGCTGACAATGGAACCCGTACTCAAGACACAGATGGAACTGGAGGCACACGAAAAAGAGTGTGCTATCCGGTATGCCGCTGTACAAGAGAAGTTAGAGGGTCTAGATAAACGTATGTGGCGGCTAGAGGCGTTGATTATGGCATCTACGATGGGCGTGGTAGCGATGATCGTTACGATGCTGTTGAAGTTAGGATAGGACATGGCGGAAGCAAATAAAATATCCACTGATAAAGACTTGATGGATGAGGTGGGGAAGCTTGCTGCAGGGCAACAAGGAGGAACTCCATACGTTGATGCTGTGCAACAACAAATTACTCCCGGAGATATTCAAGGCACTGACGGCAGTGTTTTAAGTGGAATTGATCCTCAAGCATCGACGACTGCAGCTAGTATAAACGAATCTGTAGTAACTACTTTACCAACTAGACCTGATTCTGATGTCGGACAAGTAGCTGCTACCACACAAATTGCACCTGACGTTGCTCCTATGACTGCCGCGCAAATAGAAGACGCTCGTCGCCCTCAAATAGATATAAGTCAAGTTGAAGGCACAGTTTCCGCTGGATCACAAGCTGTAGCAGCTACACAAGAGCTTGATCCACGAGGAACAGTACAGTATCAGTTAAGCGAATTATTAGGCAGTATAGAAGAAGGTAAGCCTATGCCAGCGTGGGCTGCACCTGCAGTACGAAAAGTAGCAGGGGTTATGCAAGCACGAGGATTAGGTGCGTCATCTATGGCTGCAGCCGCAATGACACAGGCCGTTATGGAATCTGGCATTGTAATCGCTGCACAAGATGCTAACAAGTATGCAACCATCCAACTTCAAAATTTAAACAATCAACAAAAAACAGCCTTACAAAACGCTGCAGTTGTAGCTAGTATGGACAAAGCAAACCTGTCTGCAAGGCTACAGGGAGCAGTGACAAATGCACAGTCCCTTCTAGCGGTTGAAACAAAAAATCTTGACGCTAGACAGCAGGGTAATACTTTATCGTACAACGCACTCACACAGGCAATGTTTAAAGATGCGGCAGAAGATAACGCTCGTCAACAATTTAACGCTAAAAATGAATTACAAGTAGAAGAATTTTTTGCGGAATTAGATTCACAAGTAGAAACTGCAAATTCTAACAGAATTGCAGCTATGCGTCAGTTTAATGCGAGTGAATCAAATGCTATGAATCAATTTAACACTACCATGAGAGACTCTCGTGATAAATTTAACGCTAACATGCGGTATGCTATAGATCAATCTAACGTGCAGTGGCGCAGATCTATAAACACTGCAAACACTGCTCTACAAAACGAAACAAATAGAATTAACGTGCAAAATCAGTTGAATGTCACACAAAGCGCACTAAATAACTTGTGGCAAAAGTATCGTGATAATGCTGCGTGGAATTTTCAAAAGAGTGAATCAACCATACAACGTCAACACGAGGTTGGTATCATGGCTATGGAATTTGCCAACACTAAAGAGTTGTATAATCAACAGCAAAAAGATGCGTTAGCTGCAGGTATCGGTAACTGGATTGCAACGTGGGTAGGAAATAGAGGGGATTAATTAAATGAATCTAGGAACTATACTTGCGATTGCTCTTCCTGTTTTAGCAGGGACTATTGGCGGTGGTGGTGGTGCGCCTACATCTAAATCCTATGCGGGACCAGAAGAATATGCAAAAAGAAAAAAAAGCACAGGATTTTTAAGCAGTGATTTTGGTAAAGTTTTAGTTGACGCTGGAAAAGCATACGTAGACTCTACCACAGATGCGCAAGGAAATAGGGCACCTATGTTTCAAGCTCCAACTCCTCGTCAAAACAGATCAATAGCTCAACTCACTCGTGGCAATCCTGCACGTGGAGTTCAAATGACAACCATGTCAAACCCTGTATTTAACATGCCACAAGTTCAAACAGCTTTTACTAACCTCGCTCAAAATGCAGCTAATTCACAGGTGCAACGCATGTTGCGAGAGTATATGGTCACTCCTAATTTAGCGGGAGACAGAACCAACATTAAAATTAAAACAACCGAAATAGGGTAGTGTAATATGATTGTCAACGAAAATGCCCCGCCGATAGGTAGCATAGCAGCCAAAGATGAATTTTCTATGGCTCCTGCAGGTTACGGTTTGACTCTTGACAACGAACGGTGGCCGTGGGGACAACCTCCGCAAATAGTAGATCCTGAACAAGCTATGGAACAAGCTATAGCTACTTTAGAAGTAAAAAAGACAAAGAAGGAACTATTAAAACTTCTTACTGTGGGAGCATCTATCGAAGCGTTGGTAGAGGGCTACATATTTCAACAATTTCAAAATGGCACATTTAGCCCTGATGTTGGTCTTCTTATCAAAGGCCCACTAGCCATGTATATGGCAAACATAGCGGAAGAAACAAACACGCCATACAGATTTTTTGAAAATGAAGATACCCTAGATGAAGGTGTTATGGACGAAAGAACATTCTTTACGATGATGAAAGACAACAACCCTGCTATGTTCGAATTTATCTCAGAAAAGATTAACGAAGATGTTCGTCGGGGGTATGCTCCTAAAGCTCCAAAACAAGAAAATTTTCTAAGTATGCAAGACAAACCCGAAGAAGAAGAGGCGTAAAATGATAGGCGTATCACTGGCTATGGGTCTTGTTCAAGGCTTCCAAAACAATATAGCAAAAGAAGAAGCAAAAAGATTAGGTGAAGATCAGCGCATTGACGCCGTAGAGGATATGCTTCTCAAGGCACAGCTTGAGGGTGGAGAAGACTACAATGCCGCTGCTGGCAATAAACTTACTGAACTGATAGCATCCGCTCGAACAGAAGCAAAAAATAGAAAACCTATAGATATCTGGGGCACAAAGACAGACGACATAGATATAGATGTGTCAAAAGTACAGGGACTAATCAACGAAATTGGTGACACAAATCATCTCAATATAGGCACGTATCTTTTGCCTGTTCCGAAACTATACTTTAAACAGCAGGATGATCCATCAGCTAAAGCTACGATATTCTTCGATGCTATAGCGGATCAAATAAACACAGAAGAAAAAAAGGCAGCGTTTGAAAAGGAATTTGATCCCACTTCAGGTAACTACACAGAACTTAAAAAGCTTGTTAAAACTAACGCAGGTAATCTCATACGCTCCCTACAAAAAGGACCGGAACAGGGAGATCCTCTTGCAATCGATTTGAATGCAATTAGAAACTACGAATATCTTTCTAATTATCTAGGTTTAAATACAGATAGAGAACAAGATTTGCTTATTGGAAACGTGTTAGAATCAGTAGCTGATAATGACGTAAAGGCATCAGAAATGCTTTTGGTTTCTCCACGTGTCGGGAGTGCAGGCTCGATGTTTGACATGCTGACGAAAGAAGAATTTAAAGGTAAGTATGGAATTTTGTACAAGGACACCTTTATAAAACGAGATATTGACTTAAAAGTTGTAGACGATCTTGCTCAGTCGCAAGGGGTGTCAACAAATCTGTTTATGTACAATCTATCTCAAAAACATGAAAACAGGGAACAATTTTTAGATGCTGTGGGACACCTTGCAAATCTGTACGATATTACCAGACAGGGTTCAACAAAGGGATCTATGGCAATAGACTTCACAAATAACGCTGTAAAGGTAGGAGAATATTTAGAACAAAATGTAGTAGATGGTAAACAACAAATTCTTTTAATTGAGGGTTTGACTGGTTCTATTTTGTCTGAGAATGAACGAAACTTGCTTGCCGTAAATGTAAAAAATCCGGACATGTTTAGGGTTGGAAAAAATAAAGAAGAAGCGTTCAAGGCAGTGTATGGAAGTTCTTTTGAAGGGTTTCAAAGAAGATTACAAGCAGCGGAGTCTGCAGATAAAAAACTTGCCATATATGCCACAATAGTGGGAACAAAAATCAGCACTGTAAAAGGAACTCTTTTGGATAGTGCCGTTAATCTTATCGAAGGATTCTTTGGGCCATCAGGTCAAGTTGAACAACTTATGGATATTTTAGGAAGTTTTGGTCCCGACGAACAAGATGAAAAAGCAATCATACAGGCACGACTTGAGGCTTTAAGAGCAAGCGGCACCGGAGAGAGAGCAAAGAGAGACACTCTAGCTTTTATCATTGCAGCCGACATGGCTCGTGCTGAAGACTCATCAGGTAGATTATCTGATGGAGACTTACAACGTAACCTCCAAAAATTGACGGGTGGAGCAGGGACTAAAGTAGGAGAAGTTCGTTCTATCGATATAGTTAGAGACACTATAAGATTTCAAAGAGAAAATTTATCAAATTTAAACATGCTTATACTTTCTAAGGGGCAAAGAGGATTTGACGTAGAACTTCAAGAACGCATAAGAGCTTTGCAGGTACGAGATGCAGTTGTTCGCTCTTATAATCAAACTCTACAACCCGAAACAGAAATACAACCACAAGATGCTGCGCCTGTGTTACCAACAGCAGAGGATTTAATAGTATCTAGGGATGAAAACGGTTTAATCACTACAACGACAGGTGCAGCGGCTGTCGGATTTAATCCGGAAACTGAAGATACATACATTATGAGAATAGATGGCGATGGTAACCCTGTATACTATAAAGTCGATTCCGACGGCACTGTAACAGTAGTCGATTCGGAAGAGGCTGGTTCGTATACTACACCTTCGACTGTACAGGTTGAACCTCCTAAAAAGATTACGCCTCAACAAAATCAACAGACTGCGCCTCAACAAAATCAACAGACTGCGCCTCAACAAAATCAACAGACTGCGCCTTCACCGAATGTTGACGATATTACGTCCGGAGATTTTAGCGGACAAGCTAGGACCGAACCTCTTCTAGAATTAGAACCTGATCAACCGGGGGGTGGTCGAGCACAACAAGAAGTGCAGCCACAAATGTTAGAATCAGATTATTTTGGTCGAACAAAATCTCTACCAAACGGTAATATCATCATAGATGATGACGACTCTACTCAATACAAGAGACAAGAAATAGGCGGAAAAGTATATCTAGTGCCCGTAATGTAAGGTAGGAAGTAAGCATGGCTGAACAGCAAAATACTATGTACGGTTTTGATAAGAAGCTACAGGCTATACCAAAAAGGTTGTCTGCAGGTGTAGACCCGTCTGTTGCTACTGTAGACTTATCAAAGATTGCTGCAGAGGATCTAGCAAGACAGCGGGGGCAACTTGCCCCAAAAACGGACGCGGAAATGGAAAGCACATTTCGCGCTATGATGAATAGCACCACTCAAGCTGAACTAGATCAGTTTGGTGTAAAGAAACTTGGCGACTTTATTTTAACACCGGATACCTTAAAATTAATAAGAGACAATAAGGCTAAACAAGCAGAACTACTTGGCAGATTTAAATTAAATCAACAAGTGCCTCAACAAGATCCTTTTAAGTTAGCCGTACCTATGTCTGGCCCTAATTTTGAGAAGGTGCGTCTACCTCAGATCGTTAAAAACTTGCCTCAAGATCAACAAGATATTGTTATGGAGGTGGTAAGAAACAGACAAAATGTAGCAAAAATGCTAGATGAAAAAAGTTCTCAAGTACCGTTCAAAGGACAGGAAATTATACTAGAGTCTTTTAGCACAGGCGATTTAGTAGATGAAGCAAACAGAGCGTTCAAAGCTATACCCGGTGATTTTGCTAGACTACCCACGTTTTTTGCTATGATAGGAAACGCATTGTGGGCGGGTACAGCAGCACAATTTGCTGAAGATGAACCCAATGGAATGGACAAAGGTTATAAAGAAAAATTTGTAGAAAGTTTTGGAAGCAACATGCAAGGCTTTGGTGAATTTATACAGCCTTATGAAGACTTGTTAAATAAATCAGAGATATTTGATTCTGCAAATAAGACTTTTAATCGCTGGTATAAAAACAAATTTATAGAAAAACATGGGGCTGATGAATGGAAGAAATTACATCAAGATCCTGTGTATAAGGCCATGTTACCCGGTGATCCAGAGTTCGATGAGAATAGAAGGGACGGGAAGGGCTACCTTGTGGAAGTCTTAAATGAGGATGGTAGCGTTCAATACAAAGATAGACCTTTACCTCCCGAACTAGTTAGCGATTTGATTGACGCGGCATATCAAGAACTATCATCTAGTGACAAAGCTATACTGTTTGGAGGTACGCAAGCACCGTTTACGTTGGGCCTAACTGCCATGAGTGTAGCGAAGGGAACAGCGATTGCTGGAAAGATAAATAAAGCTAGAAAAGATGATCCAACTCGTTACTCTCAAATGGATGATTTTGAAGTATATAAAGATATAAAGAAAAACAGCCAGACAGGTGCGGCACGTCTAGCACAAAATAAGTTTGTTCAACTAGCTTTAGGAGGTGCTACATTAGGTGCGACGTATGTTTCAAAAGGAACTATACATCGTGGCACCACAATGAATAAACACTTCGACACACTCTCCATGTATGAAAAACAAATTGATGATGCTGAGAAAATTATAAAAGATAAAAACAGCACTCCTCAAGCAGTAGAAAATGCAAGGGCGGATCTAAAAGTCTTTAAGCAAGGATTCAATACCTACAAAGCAAAGTCGGGCGGTTCTACAGGCATTTTTGCTAACTTTAACAACCCCTATCAACGATCACTTCTTGCGGATGATATTATGATTTCCGCTGCTGTGGGATATGCTCCCGCTATTCTTAGCTGGGAAAAGATAGGCATGGATAATGATGTAGCAGAAATCTTAGCTATGCTGACTGCTCCTATACTCGCTCCGGGAGTAACACGAGCTACAACAATGCTAGGTATGAAAGCCTTAGATAGAGCTACGCTGGGAGGTGTTACAGATTTTGCCACAACTCTAGAACACGCTACCTTTATTCCATTTATAACTCCCGGCATGTTGGCAAAGGGAGAAGAGTCGTCTATTCGTGCAGCTATGGAAGCTAACGGAGTTGCCGTCACAGAAAAATCTATAGAAGCCTATCAAACCATGTCAAAGATATACCAATCTTTGAAGCCTGAGTTTCAAGTGCGTGTGCATGAAGGTTTGCAACGGTACAACAATACTATGAAATCTATCGAAACTTTTATGAGGGGCATCAAAGCTCCAGATGGAAATCTAGCTTTCACTGAACAAGAGATTGCTGACAATATGGGAACTCTTCATCTTTCTTTGGCTCATGCCACAGGATTAGCCCCATTTATTGCAGTACAAGCACGTAGCGGAGGAAGAATATCTAAACAAGATTTAAGAGATGCAGGTAAACTCGACGAGGTAATGGCTGCTCTTGCAGCAGAAGAAGCTAATTATAAAGGTATGGACACCCTTCTTCGTACTTTGAGTGCTAGTATTCTAGAAAAGTCAGGAGTAGATTTGGATAGCAACGAGCCGTTGCAACAGATGCTTGTGCAGCTAGGACAAGTTTCAGATGAAGGAATGATAAAGCTTAATCTTAAAAAACAAGAAATGATGACTATCATAGATGATTACGCAAACGATCTTGATTTTGTAGATGAAAGAACCCTAGAGAGAATAGTAAGATTTAAAACATTTCTATCCGAAGAAAAAATACGTGAGCCTATAGAGCAAGCACGGCTAGTAGAGGACACTGCTGTAAAAATTCTTGATTCAGCAAGAAGAGACTCTCGTGCCCTAAGTAAATTTTCTAGACAATTAACAGAAAGCCAAGTAAATCAAGAGGCAAACATAATCGCTGATCGTATATTCGATATCTCGTATGGAGCTAGACGACAAAGAGTCAGTGCTGCCTATCGCACTGCAAATGAGTATATTCCAGAAGGTGCCGAAGAAGCCGTAACAATAGACTTAGCTCCGGTAGCTACCAAACTTATGAACCTCACCGACGAATATGCCGATAAACCTTTCTCTTACTTTTTTAAGGGAGGGTCTAGCTTCTTTGCATCAGGTGTAGGCAGGGATGCACGATTTGCATTTGAATCTGCAGCTAGGAGAGGCATAATCGATACTATGCCAAACTCTGAAGATATAGACAGATTGTTTGATATATACAGTGCTATTCCTAATTTGAAAGTTAGATTGAATAAAGATAAGAATGGAAACGTAGAACGTAACTACACTAAACTTGCACTTATGATGGCAGAACACAGTGGAGAAAACGTAGCTGAGTTAAAATACTTTAAAGCGTCTGTAGAAGAAACAGAAGCGATCTACAGGTCTTTCAGGGACGCACAGGCAAAAGTAAAAGAGGATAGCCCTCTCAATTTAGATCCATCATTTGCAGAAGTTGTTAATCAAGCCTATAGAGATACAGATGAGGGCTTGTTGCCTCTGATTGAACAAGCAAGAGACACACATAAAAAACTCATAGGTTTGCAGACGGATAAAAATAGATACGCAGGGGACGTGATAAGAGGGAGAGATAGAACAAAAGAAAACATAGATTTTGATGTTGTAGATAGAAAAGAAGGTCTGCATTATTATCCTATAGACAGAAACAAACCTTTAGCACCATTTACAAATATAGCGACTTTAGCGAGAAAAGTTGTTCAAGAAACAGATTTGAACAAGCAAGAAGAGTTGTTTGGTCAGATAGAAGTAGAAAAAAATAGACTGATGATGTTTTATGGTGCAGGAATGATAACTGACAACAGAGGCACACCGGGGTATGGCTTTGATCTTACCGATAGAAAGCAAAGAGTGGTTGCTGACGCTGTGGGCACTTTGTTAGAAACTCTAATAGGTAAAGAAGTTGCCGTAGCCTATCAAACTACATTGCAAGCCACCACGGAAGTTGCACAACAATTAGCAGGACAAGCCCCTGATAAGGCACGTAGAGGGGCATTGAAACGATTAAAACAGAGTGCAGATTATGATACAAGCAGGGCAAAAAGAGTAACTGAACTAGAAAAAATACTATCAATACCAGTGACTAACGTAGATGGAAATCCTAGTAGAAAAAACCTTGTTCGCGCAGAGATAGAGCATTTTTCTATCAAACTTGACGATCTCTTACGAACCGATGCAAATACCCGACAGCAGTATCAAGATGTCGTAGAAAGAATAAAAGGCAACGAGGGGACACTAAGAAAGGCTGCAGAACAGGATGTAGATAAGTTAAACAAGACCCTAAGAGAGATGGAAACTTTTGAAGGCGTCATGGCAAAGCCCTCCGTGTATTTTGATATGGTGTTTGAAAACGCTACTCCTGAAAGTATTGAAAGACACATAGGTAAATTTGTCAGTCAAGGCATGGATGAGGATGAAGTTAGGGCAGGACTAAAGTATATGTACCTTCGTGGTATCGATGCCAAAGCAGGAAAGAAAACAGAGTTAGTCGCAAGTGATGTCACTCAAGTTGTCCAAGATGCCAGCGTATTGATAGACTATGTATATGGCAAAAAGAATGCCCCTGTAATGAGGGCTGTTCTTGGAGAAGAACACTACGAGTTTATGAAGAATATTGCAGACTGGGCAGATGTAGCAATAGGTAATAATCTAGGCTTTAGAAGTGACCCAGATCTACGGGGTATGTCCATAGAAAGTCAGTTTTCTAGAGTGTTTAACTTAGCACGTGGAATGGTTAGTCCTATATATGTAGGCACTGAAGTTACTGCTCGTGCCCTTATGATAAAACAACAGACTTTAATTGGATTAGCTTTAGGGGATAAGGTTGCAGCTAGAATAATTGGGGAGATGCTCAATAGTCCCAAGCCTGTGTCTCGCGCAGATATGAAATTATTAGGTAAAAGAATAGAAAACTACCTCGTTACTGATATCATTCGCAGCGGCGGCGAGATGCCTACCTTAAATCAACTGCTTGGGGAAGAAGTATCTAAGCCACAGGCAGAACTTGTAGAGGAAGAAGTTGCGATTCCTCAAAGAGAAGCGGAAGAAGAACGGCTTAGAAAAATTGCAGCAGGAGAAACTTAAAATGAAGACTTATAACAATGGCCCACGTAAACGTATGATGTATGGTGGCGCAGCAAAAAACAAACCTATGATGTACGGCGGCACAGCAGCTAAAAAGAAACCCCGCAAGAAAGCTTACGGGGGTGGCATGATGACATCGACACAACAACAACAAAACATGATGCAAAATCAAGCCATGCAGCAGCCTATGATGAAAATGGCTAAAGGAGGTAAATTTCCTGACCTTACAGGGGATGGTAAAGTTACACAGAAAGATATTTTAAAGGGCCGTGGCGTTATCGACTAGACGTATCTGCCCGACTTTTCCATAATCTCCTTCGACATAGAACTCAGGTAACGAACAAGGGACGCGATAGAATGTGCCCCATCGTATTCGGGCAATCCTTTGTTTATTACCTTTTCTAATTCCTCCGGGTTTATGCAGTCGGACAAAAGTTCTACCTTTCCGTCCTGCAGCAAGTTCGCCTCGAACTTAAATAGAAATGCTTTTTTTGACATCAGATAACTCACTTATCGGAAGGTTGTAGCAGTCAGCCTTGAACTCAAAGCTGTTTGCGGGTTCTACGTAACCCCGCTTATATTTAGTTGCCTTCGCATAGAAATCTGACTTGGATATCTCACCTAATATCCACGCTTGTGACATGTTAATCAAGATACGGACAAACACATAGTTGTCGCAATCTTGTGTGGCCCCATGTGCAGCCACTGAGCAGTCATAGTGTGGATAGGGACGTGTGTTGCAGCGTTTCGTCTTTACATCGATACGCTCCCCGTCCCTAACTAAATCGTAGTCATACGTATTAGACTCTGTAGCCCCTGTAAAGTCCGCTACAATCACCTCGCCAATCGCGCCCACAACATGACTCTTACTGCCTGTTATGCTGCCCTGTAGATTACCTACTTGGGCAGCTTTCTTTTTTGCGCGATTGATTATCTCAGGTGTTATAGCTACCTGTATCATGCTGCACTCAGGTCCACGACTTCACACACACCCGCTGTACAGGCTAATTCACGCGATCCAGTGGTGTTGTCTTCTCGTTCGAAGTCAGTGAGCCGTGACCAGTCTAGATTTACGTACGTCATACGATCCTTCCATTCGATGTAGTCATCAGGCTCTATGTCTTGATATGGTGCCTGTTGATATGTGTGGTCAGAGAACGGCAAAAATGACACGCCAGATGCCACGTCGAAGTTCTCGTACACCCACGCACCCACTTCCATCCACTCATCCTCTTTGACGGTGACAGTGATGGATGGCTTGTGTTCACACCAGTGTATAGCATATGTCTTCCACAGTTCAAGCTGCTGTATCGCAGTTGTATCTGTACGCATGACAGCACCCTCTGGTGACTTCATAGGAAATGAGAACACCATCACTGACTCTGGTTTCATCACGTCACGTTCTGCTGGCACACCGGAGTCTACAAGAAACTGTGTGAGCGGATCTTTTGAGTCTCCACGCACAGTGCGTATGTAGTATTCGCTGTGTCTAGCGTGTATACCGCTTGCTGCGTCCACTAGCTGAGACACAGTGCCCGACGGCTTGACACAGGTAATGGCACTGCTTTGTGGGATTCCTAGAGTCTGGGCATACTGTCGATTCGTTTCTATCGCTGTGTCGCGCATTTTTTCTAGCCAGATTTTGGAGTCTACGTTCTTCGATAAAACGGAGTGATCCATAATACCAGTTAAGGACACGCCCAATAATCTTTCTTCCTCTGTGTTGTCTTTCCATACTTTCCTCAAATACTTGAAGTCGGTAAGGGTGGACTGTATCGTTCCCAAGATGGTAGCTAGACGCACCTTACGCTCTAGGGTCTTGAGTGTATCGTGTTCACGCACCACTACTTCTGACAGGTTACAGAATTGGTATGGGCGCAAGATAATCTCACTGCAGGGGTTGGTGCCCCACATATGTCCTGCCTCACGTCGTCCGTTGCGAGAAACCTGTTTGTCTGCAGCCTCACGGTTGAAGATACCACGCTCTCCTGACTTGGAGTCGTACAGGGCAAGCCACTCACGCATAAACGTGCCCATCTCTGGCTTACACTTGTAGGCTACAGAATTGTTGGCTAGAGCACGTTGTCCTTCGTGCTCCCACCATTGCCCTGACTTAGCGTGTGCCATCTGATCATCGTTCAGATTCGACAAGCTAATCAGCGCAGAGCGGCGCACTCCCCCCACGACTACAACCTCTCCCACCTTGCACATAAGATCGTGACACTCAATAGGATATAGTCTGCGCCCCTTTGCTTTCTTAAATGTTTCTATCGTAAAATTAAACAAGTCTACCAGAGGCTGTGGTCCGGATGCACGGCCTCCCATAATCTTCAAACGTGCACCAGCAGGACGCACACCATCCACGTTGTATTGCGGAACTTGCCCTGCGTAGAGTAGAGCAATCAACTCACGATACGCCTTTGCCCATCCCGGCTTGCTATCTGCTACGTTGATTACCGTGTTCGATTTACTAAAGTTGTCCGACACTATGGGTAGCTTCTCTACATTCTCACGCTCTACAGAAAACCCTACGCCTGTGCCACACATCAAGATATACATACACTCATCGAACGCACGAGGGCTGTCTACAGGAATGTAGCTGCAGTTGTAGCCACAGATATTGTCTCGTGCTAGAGCGGGACCAGCGGTCATCATGGCCCTCATAGACGGCATGATTTCAAGATTGAGGATAGCCTCACGCAAGTCTTCTACGTCACTGTCAGGAAGAACGTAGTCGAACTTGTCCTTCAGATGATCTGACATAAACCCTATGTAACGATCTACAGTTTCATCGAAGTTCTCACGTCGTCCTTCATCTTCTATCCAACGGGCATAGCGTGACTTGTGTATAAACTCTTGGTAAGGAGTGGGTAACAAATTATTCATCGTCTTGTCCTTCTTTTTGATTTGGATAATATACATAGACTGCAGAATTACAGCTTGGACAGTGCAAGTTCGTAACCATAGCGTAGTCCCATTCTTCCTCTAAGTCGTGATCACCGCCCCATATCAGTTCGTGTTTGCAGTGCCAACAATTCATGTTTTTGTTTCAATTAATCTGTTGAGGTAGAACTGCGCTTTCTTGAGATCTTCGATTCCGTTTTTGTATCGATATCTCCAGAGGTACTTGATGATGTTTCCTTGCAGGTAATATTCGTAGCCATTGTCTGTCGCCGCCGCGATTGCATCAAGGCATTCGATACCTGCTTGATTGTAGTGTGACGGGTTATTGACGTTATCAACCAACTCTCCATTTATTCTCTGTTTCATATACTCTTCGTGTCTCATTGCTTTTTCCCGAAGTCTATCTTGATTACATTTGTGCCGTTTTCTCGACTGATGTCGGGAGTATTTGTGGCCTCTGCTATAGATTCCCTCACGTGTTCGTGGGCTAATCTTGACATACCTGCAGCGGTAACTCTATCAAAATCCGATTCGATAAGTTCCATGATACCGTTGAGAACTATAGTGCCAGCTTCAAAGTACTGAGAGTCATCATCGTCCGTCGTATCGTAAGCTGTTATAGAAAATGATTCATCATCTAGTTTATTAAGTATGACGTACCACCTGTTGGGTAAGAGACTTGCTTTCTCTAGTTGTTTATCATCAATCTTCATCTTTTAACCACTCCTCCGGAACTGCACCTTCAGCCCATTCGAATCCGTGTTTATCGGCCCACATACCATACGTGGTTTTACTGCCTCTGTATATCTTGTTTTTAGAATTAAGAAATACTATTCGTATATCGTGGTCAGGATACTGTTCCTTTACAAGCTGCATCTTCACTCTGTCACCCTTATCAAAGTAGCCCTTCGCTTCAATGAATATCTTTTGATCAGGCAAATAAAAGTCTGGAGTGTACGTTCTTGGTTTGGGCACATAGGTCAATCTTGTTGACTCGTACTCGTAAGGCACAGACTTTCTAGCCAATGACTTAGCCATGTTCAGTTCAAAGTTAGACCTAAATTGTGATCTCTTCACAGTTGCATTCCTATCGACCCCATTCTTTTTAGCACGTACCCTGCGACCTTTGGGGATTGTTTTTCTAGGATAGAAAGTTCGTTTGTCAAGTGGATCAATGGGACGCATACGTTGGCTCCTGATTGTGACACCTTAGATATCTTAGATAGTTCCGATTCTAGATGCAATATGTCTCGCTTCTCTGTGTGAAAGGACAGGGTTCCTGTCTCGCTGTGATTCTCACGCAAGCACATAGGTAAGCCTCGTTGACTCTGTCTGATGTACACCAACTTCCTGTCCCCACCCTCGCCTCTAGATGACTCTACATAGACGTGATATAGGTCAGGGTTCATGTCCATTAGATCTACTTCGTAGTCTCTAACGAATAGGTATGGCATATCATAGTTCCCTCTTCTTGAGACGTGTATACCAAACTAACGGAGGGAACTTAGCTTTCGATGTAACCTTACCGTGTATTTCAGCTTTGGGCCAGCAGTGAAACTTGTGCCCACAGAATCCACACGGCTTGGGCATAAGCTTATTACCCGTGCGAACTATGCCACCGTCCTTATACGTTTCGAACTCTTCTGGAAAAGGCTTGAAAGGCTTCGACTTTGGGTCTGTCAAAAACTTGACACGTTCTTCAGCGTCCGCCATATATTTGACACGGTCTTCATCTTGCCACTCTGGGGCATCGACCACAGCAATCTGCCCACCAGATTTGTTTATGACGATCCAACCCCCAAACGGCATATTCATAGCAGTAGCGTACAAATATCCCTGCATCACATAGCCAAACGGATCATCCTCTTTTATAGAGTCGTAGCCACCGAATCCGAACTTGTGTTTGAAAGCCCAGTCACTAGCGGACTTGATGTCCCACACCTTCTCGACACCGAACTCATCCCGTATGATAACGTCGAGGGTGCCCCGTATCTTGTGACCAGCTATTTCTAGTTCTACTTCTTTTTGGAAGTCAACGATATCTATACCAGCTTCGCGCATGATACACATCAGCATAGCTTCTGATAAGTCACCAAACCAAAAACGAGTGGGAGCGTTGTAGGGTAGTTCTTCTTTGTGTCCATCCCTTTCTAGGATTTGTTGACACAAGTGTCTACCTAAACCAGACATACGTATTCGATACGTTCTGTCGTCCTTAGATATTTGTTTAGCTGCAGACTCTTTGCAGTCTTTTGTGAACTGCGCCAAACTAGACAGGGAGACATTTACGTCCCCCTGCCCAACTTTATTTAGATAGTCTTGGAGTTTAACCAGAAGCAGCATTACTGAACTCAGCGGCAAGATCTATGTCGTCACCGCTAGAGATCAGCTTTACAGCCTCACGATGTTCACCCATCACCGTATCGTTGTGGGCTTTGATTGTATCAGCGAAGTTAGCCATCAAGTCCTTGTCGTGATCAGTCAAGGTCTTAACGACACCAGCAGAAGAGGGAACAGGAGTCCAATAAGTTACACTACCCTTCTTCTGTTTACTTGTAGTCAACTTCATCTCAGTCAAGACCATCAGCTTATTCTGTTTCGCAAGCGACGAAACGAAATCAGCAATAGGCTTGAAGCCTGACCGTTTGAAGTACGCCACAACTGGCTCATTCACCACATCTACAGGCGTACCATCTGCTTCACGAAAAGCACCACTGATATGCCCGTACATCACCTGATTACAGACAACTGCACGACTAGACAAGTATTGTGGATCATCTTTATCTAGGGCATTCTCTTCATCCCTCGACAAACGACCACACTTATCGCCGCCCTCAGTGTCTGGAAAAGCACCTCCGAAGGAAGTCTTTTGGATAGACTTACACGAGAAGCCACCCTTACCTTCATTCAACTCTGCATCCCACATACTATACTCAAAGGTACGTATCAGAGTTCGCAAGACAACTTCCGATGCGTAGACGAACCTGCCATCTAGGTACATCTTCCAATCCCCTCGTTTGAGGTTGATGCCATCTTCTGTTTCTTGATCGTAGTTTATACTGAGTCGCGGTAGCCCAACCTTTTCGGATGACGTGGTCCCTTGACCAGTAACTTTCATAATCTCAGTTATGTCCTCTGAGGTCATAGCTGACACTATGCTGTCGAGATCCTTTTCAACTTCCAACACTTCTGTCCCTAACATATCTATCTCCTGTTTCTAGGGTTGTAGAATGATATTACAAATCGACTTCTTGTAAGTCAAGCCAATTATCGCCCATTTTTATTTCGATGCCGACAGGCATATCATAAGTTACATTGTAACGACGATTTGTTTCGTGTGGCAAACACAGCATAGCCTCTTGCATCAGTTTGATACAGATGTCTATTTCACTTGGGTGTGCATCGATAACAATCGAATCGTGCACGGTGTTACATATCACAGACTGTAAGTTATTTTCTGCGAAGAATCCGTCGAGTTCGACAAGAGCGATAGGTAACAGATCCGCTGTAGCGAACCCCTGTACAGGGTAGTTACAGATGTTGGTGCGATATGTAGCTGTTCCGTACTTGGTCCACCGCGCATCAGGGAAAGCATACTGCCTCCCACTTGGAAGGGTGATTACGCGCTTTTCTACGGCCTCTCGCTGGAGGTAATCGTGCCAGTTGGTTACCCCCTCATACTTATCCTTGAAGGCTCTGTAGTAGCGTTGTTGGTCCTCTGTGCCCGTAGTGCCACCGTAGAGTGGTTTGAAGGTGTGTGCCTTCGCTTCTTGACGAGAACAGCCTATCACGCTGGCAGTGTAGCTATGCACATCTGTGCCCTCGCCTACATCGATATACACCTGACTGTCTCTTGCAAGAAACCCCGCTACCCTGAACTCCAGTTGCGAGTAATCGCCTTCGATAATCTTACCGCCTTGAAAGCGACTCTCGACAACCTTCCTGATCTCAAATGTGTTACCTCGTGGCATATTTTGAAAGTTAGGATTGCGAGACGAAAGGCGACCCGTCGCCGTAACACACTGCATAAATTCAGGATGTATGAGTCCCTTGTCGTCCACATTGTTTTTTATACCCTCCACAAAAGTTCCTAAATACATTCGGAGTGCGTTGTATCTGACGTACGCATCTGCGAACTCACGAGCAGGACCACTCAATGTGTCTCGTATCTCAGCGAGGGTTTCCTTGTCCGTCTTGAATCCTGCCGATGCAACGTCACGCACGTTACGTGGTATGATCTTAAACCCAGCAACCTCTCCCGTTGAGTGATAGATCACACCCTTGCCGCCGCACTGCCTACACACACGCAACGCTTTACTTGGTGTGCCGTCTTTACGTACGGGACGCACACGACCAAAGCCTAGACAAGTCGGACACCGTTGTCCCTCTGTCTTGAAGATGATATCTGTTTTACTACTTACGTGTGCCTTGAAGTCCTTCTTGGTCATGCGGGTGCGCTGCTTGGGTTTCATCGTAGCCCCACGCTGCTCCATGCCCAAGTTGAATACAGCGGACCACGTGTTCTTGTCTTTGACCTTGCGAGAATACAAGAGCATAGACCTGTCGTCAGGACTGGTCAGACTGACGGGCGTGTCCCCCATAGCTTCACGAGCCATATCGTTGAGGCGCAACTCTAACGCATCTAACTCATCCTGATACTGTCGTTCTATCTCTGCGAGTGTCTCTAGATTTACACGCAGTCCGTTGCGTTCGATACGCGACAGTGTGTTAGCCATCTCAAACGATAGGCGTAGTGTTGGTACCAAATTGCTCACTGTAGATTCCTTCGAATGTTGTGCCTAGCACGTCAAGTTGTTTGTACGCTATCTCTTCTGTAGCCGCAACATCAGATGTGCCGTACTCTTTGATTATCTCCCACGGTATCTCATAAAACGTCTTACCCTCGTCCAAATACGGCTGAACAAGGTCTTTCTCTTTTTGCACCGTGTTATACTTTTTTGCAAGAGCAGCAAGTCCAAGAGGCCATCTCCGCGCTTTCGATAGAACATACTCTGTAACCATAGTATCATAGATAAATCCCTCATATACAAATCCACAGTCGCGTATCCACTGCAGATCAAACTTTATGTTTTGTCCGACAAGCACAGTTGCGTAGTTCAACGCAGTCTGAAAATCTTGTGCCGCGCTTGGCGTAGGTGGCTCAGTCTCGTGATAGTAACAGTCGTAGAACACCTGCTCTTCGTCAGACCACTTGTAACCTATTGAAACTAAACGATTACCAAAATAAGGTAGAGCAGTCGTGCCACCCGATGGTTTGTGTGTGTGGGTTGTCTCCACATCGAACGTCAGGACATTCACTCCATCTCCTCCCACCGCTTCGTTGCGAAGTATCGTGCGAGTGTAGCTATAGACTCTGCGTTCAGTTGCGGATACTTCTTCTCTAGACGATGATACTCTTCATCGTACAGGCTCTCTTTGATCTCTTCGTTTTGATGGTTGCTCATCAGTAGTACACTCCTCGTTGTATGTCGATGTTAGCATCTATCGGCCCGTGCCATCCGTTTATTTTATTCTTGGATATGCAAATGTGTCTTACCACATTGTCAACATCACTCGCCCCCGTCTTACCTATACCAATGATCATGTCAGCTTCACCAGCCTTGCCCGTCTTCGAATTGTCCATCATGTTGTAGTCGATGAACAGACGATCATGCCCATCGTTACTTGCTTGACTGACAGCCCACACAAGGCACTTGTTACGTTTAGCTATCTCTCGTGCGTTCACGTAAGTCTCCTTGAGTCGCTCGTCACCTCTGTTGTATTCACCCGACACACGAAATTTGTCAAGCTGATCACAGAACATAATGTCTGGCTTGTTTAGTTTGGCGTACGAGTCCACCTCTTCTATGCTCATGCCGATAGCCATCATCACATCCAGATTAGGTTCTATCAATTCTAGACTAAGTGGTATGTACTTCTGCTTGTTGTCCTCAAGTTCTTTGCGAGTTATGCCGAAGTACGACTGTATCAAGCGTAACTTGATGCGTTCTGCTGGTTCCTCGTTAGCCCAGTATACCACTTTGTATCCTGCCCTGATGTAACTAGCGGCAAGAAAACAACAGAAGGTAGTCTTGCCCACCTCCGGACGAGCAAAGATAATACCCAAGTTACCTCTGTCCATGCCCTCCACACGTTCGTTAATCAGGTTAAACTCAAAAGGGAAGTCGGGTTCTCCCCCGTGATCCTCAAGTAATTCACCCAAGTCTGCCGTAATCTTTTCGTACGTTGTACGGTCAGACATACGCCCATCCTCTATGTCCTCAATCAAGGACCGTAACTCACCAAAATCTTCACTCTCGCCTGTAAATATCTCTATGGCTTTCTCACCGATGATTCGCGCACGGTCACGCAGCCAGAAGTTACGCACCATGTCCATGTGCATCTCTGTGTTGGCAGGGTTACCACAGTCTAGACTAAGGATTAGTTCTTGTGACTTCTCCCGCGAACTGTCAGGCATGGCTGGGTTGCGGTCATTGAACAGCACAGATAGTTCACCCACTGTGATGTCGTTCTCGTATTTCGTGTGCGAGTGAACGATAACGTCGAACACGTCACGCATCTCACGGCTGAACATATCGCGGTTGACGATGTTCAGTACCTCCGAAAAGAATTTGTGGTTGAGGCAGAAGCCTAATATCTGTTTATCGATTGATATAGGATCGTATGAAGTCATCCCGTTCGTCCCTTTCCATGTTTTTCAAATCAGTTTTTAATATCATCAGTTTTGTTGACACATGATTATTTAACACTCTAACCATGTCAACAGCCTTGTCTGTGGCGTCTTTATCTAATGCAACGTATATGGTTTGAAATTTTCGTAAAGTTTCTATGTGTTCTGTTAGAAGATTAGTACCCATCAAAGCTACCCCTACCGTGGGCTTAGAAACAGCGCAAGCACTAGCGCAATCTTCCACAAGAATAGCGATGGTTCCGCTACCACATACGAAGGGGTGTTTATTATTTCCATAACGATACCATTTAGGTGCCCGTCCATTCAATGATCTCCCTATTGCATCAACAACTTTATTACCACGTTTCACGAGAAACACTGCTCTGTTTCGTTTAAAATCAAAACGTATATCAACTCGTCCCGCAAGATACGCATCGTACGCATTAACTCGCTTGACATACGTTTCTGCATCCAAACTACGAGAAAGACTCACAAATGTATCCGGTATCTCGTAAGTGTTACTAGTACGGGATGAGGAGGGCGTGGCGGTCTTCAAGGACCGCGCCCGACTCAACGCCTTCTTAGCGTGTTCTCGTGACAAGGTAACACCAGTGCGTCCTGACACGTTGCAGTCTGCGTGGAAGCAGTGCCACATACGGTTGAGTCCATCATCTGTAACGCTGAAGGTGTTCTTCTTACCACACACGGGGCAATCTGATCTATATTTTGTCAGGCTAGGAAACTCCAAGCCCTCGACATACCCCTGTAACCAGTTCGGTGATTTCATGTCCGTCCCCCGTTTGTCAAAGACAATGGGTACAGATAATCCATACGAATAATCTTGTCAACTGCATTTTTTTGTTGACCAGTCTTGACAACTAGTCTACACCAATAAGGATACTAACCTTTAGGGATTATATTATTATGAAAAAAGTTAATAAAATTAATCCCATAGCTAAGTTATTACCTAAGTTTGGTAAACGTGTTGTAGAAGACAAACGTAACAAACAAAAGGATAAACAAGCTAAGAAAGATATAGAAGATGGCAAGACCTTTCAAGATCGTTGAACCTACTAAGACATACAATCTGTTACTAAAGACAGAACAGTATGACAGACTAGCTGCTGTATCTAGTAAGATGCAAAAGACTAGTCGTGAACAAGTAGCTGTAGCAGACTTGATACGAGATGCTATAGATGTGTATTTGGAGGCGTTAGAGGATGAAGAAGAGTCTGAAGACCAAGCCGTTAGAGATTGATATTGTCAATCGTTGGAGGTGGGAGGTTGTCGCTCCTGTATCCTCTGTGCGTATCGGAGAGACAAACAAAGAACATGTCAAAAGCAAACAGAAGCTAGACTATCTACGTCTTGTCACTGTGTATGTCGGAAAAAATAGGGACGACTGTAAAAAGTGGCTTGACGCTAATCATCCGCGTCTGGTAAAACTAGGTATTCCTTACGAAGTTGGTAGGTCGTGAGGAACTCCTTCGTTGTTGTGGGAAGCGGGGCTGGGATTTATTTCTTGGCCCTGTTTCTTTTTGTGTTGACACCCTCATTGGTTACCTGTATGGCTTATGTATTGAAACCAACAGCGGAGCATATAAGACATGAATATCAATCAAAGATCTCGTTTGAAACGTCGTATAGATGCCATCAACTCTCTTGGTGGTAAGTGTATTGTGTGTGGTATAGAGGATTGGCAAGTGCTTGAATTTGATCACGTTGTCCCAATGCACACCGAAAAAGGCACAGTAAAGGTCAATGGTCAACACAACATGAATGAAATTAACCGCATGGTAAAAAAGGGTATTGATCCTAAGTCTAAGTATCAACTTTTATGCTGTAATGATCACCGCAAGAAAACGTATGCAAATAATGATTTTGTAAAAATTGCGTAGAAACCAACAAGGAAGGAATCGAAAGATGCACATCAAACAGGAAGACCGTAGAAGGATGCTCAAGATCACCAATCAACTCAGAAATATTGTCAACTACATCGATGATTGCCGTGACGTAGAAGTATCTCAACTAAAACAGATGGATGAAATGGTATATGCTTTGTATACCATCTTTGATTTCAAGCCACCGAAAGACAAAGACGGCAATACAAAGCCGTGGGCTGATTGGGTATTTGGGGAGGACGTGAAATGAACGCAGCATCTACATTGCTTGAACGCCGTAAAACAGCCAGACACGTCTTGGCTATCATGGACGAGATAGATTACCTCGACATGATCATCGAACCACAAGACTGTGGACACAAGATCACAACACGTAATCTTCTGCGCGACCACGTGGAAGCTATTTTGAAGGAGATGGAAAGATGAGTAAGTTATGGCAAGCCACAGTGATTGTGGAATATGTGTTTGAATGTGACGGCAAAGATTTTGACGAGGCACATGAGGACGCAGTACAAACCGTATGGGATGCAGACAACATGACGACTTGGAAAATTCATCTTAGAGAAGTGGGGAGTGCACATGAGTAAGACCGATCTTGAAATAGTTTTGGACTACATCCTTGACTACGGTGGGCTTGGTTACCTGCCAAACATGGGAGATAAAGAAGAGGGCGGTTCAGGAGACTTTGCGTATGAAGCCGCTCTGCGTTTGAAAGAAGACATGAAGTTGGTCAGCAAGATGCGGAATGATGCTAGGGCTAAATGCAAGGCCGCACACAGTGAGGAGACAGCCAATGCTTGACAGAACTTATCGCGTAGTATTAACAGTCAAACAGGACTACGAATTTTTTGTCACTGCAGAAGACGCAGATGGTGCTGTAGAGGAGGCGTGTTGCAAAGAACTAGACGATGGCTTGATGATAAACGACAATTATGAGTG